TTATCTGTAGTACAAGATAGCTTGCCCTGGATAGATAGTAGCTCCAGCGTTCCCGTGGAAAACGTCAGGATTATTAGCGATAATGGTTGCTAGTCTATCTCCGATCTTGTAAGAGATTCCGCTAGCAGTATCGCCTGATTGTATGGTATAGACGTGTTGCGTGAGTCCGTTAGCACTGTGGTCGTTAACTAGCAGTTTTTGTCCTGGGTAGATCGTAGCATTTTTATTCCCGTGGAAAATATCATAGTTATTAGCGACGATGGTATCCATGCTATCTTTAGTCTTTGCGCTAATAGCACTGAGTGTATCTCCCGACTGAATTACATAAGTGATTGGCTTCCACTGTGACGTAGGCTGTGATGGTTGCTGTGGCTGTTCTTTAGGTGGTTGCCATGTTCCAGCATTAGAGCCATCGACAAGCTTGCTAAAGAAATCGTAGGAGCAGTCAGCTCCGTAGTAGTTGTCTGTAAATTGCCATACTGAGCAGTTATCAACGCCTGGAGAACTAACACCGTAATTAGCAACCCACAAGCAGTTAGTGTGAAGTGAGTTCTGATTGATTTGTCCTGAAATGAACCACGACTGCATTGAGTAAACACCTAGATTCTTAATTCCAGCGTTAGCGCAAGCGTCTAGCCACGTATTACAGTCGTCAGTAGCTGGATTAGGGTTGTTAGAGTTATCTTCTTCGTCTAGAAAAGCAAAGTCAGTGTCAGGATTCAATCCTAGCGCATGATACTGTGTGATGAAGTTGTCGGCTTCGGTCAGCATATCATCGTGACCGTAGGCATAAGAGTAGTGATAAGCGTGAACTCGTAATCCAGCTGCACGGGCATTAGCTACCTGCGCTCCCGCTTTCGGATTTTGTGAGTAAGGATGACCTTTACTGCCAGCCGTGAGCTGTACAATTACAGCTTTAACTCCAGCACTTTTCATCTGCTGAAAAAAATCCAGTGAACTATCTTGGAACTTCGCAACGTCAATTACTAAAGGAAAATCAGCCATTATTTAGCACCCCCATCTAATTCTTTGTTCTGTTCTGCTAGTTCTTGAGCTTTATCAGTACCAGCGGGCTCACTATCTTTAATAGCTTTGATGGTACTGTCGTCCATCTTTGGTAAGCTAGCGTCGCCCGTAAGCTTATCTTTAGGCTCATAGCTTGAGATGTTGATAGAATCGCTATTCTTGAGAATTTGATAAGCATACTCAGTAACATTTTCGATTGTCGTTTCTGAAACGTGGATTCCGTGATCGGTTGCAAAGTGAGCTAAGTCTTGCTCAGCTAAGCGACGGCGCTGGTCATCATCAAGTCCAGTCTGCTGTGCTGCGAAAGTAACCGCTGCCTTAGCTTGATTGTAAAGTGCTTGCTGACGATTAGTAAGATGGATAGCTTTTACGGTTGGTGCGATTAGTTTGATGATAGCTGTGATAATAACTAAAGCAGTAGCTGGATCAATTAATTTAATTAGTTCGTTCATTGTTAATCCTTTCTGTAGTCTGCTTATTGAGCAGGCGATTCAATTTATTATTAAGTGATTGGTTTGTATCTTTTAACGTCTTAATGATTGCTGATTGTTCTTCTACTCGGTCAGATAGCTTGCTGACTTGGTCTCTAAGGTCATCACGTTGCTTTGTGATAATATCTATTTTGTCTAAGAGCTCGGGCATGTGATTAGCATAGGCAAGTTCTAAGTCAACTTTATTTTTCTGCTTATCGCTAAGCTCCTTTTTCTTATCAGAGTACCAAGTGCCAGCAAAGGCTAGCGCTCCCGTGATAACAGCTACGATGATTGCGTCACTCATAGTGGTTGCCTCCAATCATCTCAACAAAAAGATTGATGATGAGAAAAATCATTAAAACTGATGACAAATGGAAAGGTATCCCTGGGGCATTAGCATCGTGCCACATAAAGATGACAAGGTACGTTGTCCATACCCCTACCATCAAAGATATTGATAGCCTGTGCATGTGGTGCTTTGTAATACCCGATGAGCCGACAATAAAGCTGAAAACTCCGATTGCGATTAGAAAATACACGATAATCGGGTCTTGTGCATGGACAAGAAAGTGAGCAAGAAAATCTGATTCGGACGCAAAAACATTTTTAATTACTAGCAAATAGATTCCAAGAGCAGTCGTCTCAAGCCCTGCAATCGCAATAAATCTATTTTGATTAGTATTTTTACGCATATGATCATCTCCTAATCAAGAGCTATACTAAAGTTTCCGATGAAATAGTCCGCAGAAACAGATTGCCAAGAACGCAAATATAAGTATCCATCTTGAGATAAGACTGCCTGTACACTGCTGTTACTACCGCCTAATCTAACTGACTGGAAGTTAAGCGCTTGAACAATCGTCTGATTAATTCTAGAGAACTCTTTAATTTTGTTGTCTGAAATTTGAATTTGATCGGCTTGGATATTTAAAGGCTCATTTAGCGTTATCCATCCTGATACAAATAAAATATTTCCAACAATTTTTACTGAAATAGCGCTATTACTTTCAGATGGGTAGCTGATTAAATGTAACTGTTGCCATTGCCCTGATGTTAAAGAAACTATTTTTTGGTCAGTGAGTTTATTTGACTGAGTGACCGTTTGCTGTAAATTGTTTAAATCAGTTTTAATATCGCTAGATGATTTTTTAACGTCATCTAAAGTGGCATAAACATCTTTATCAGCAGTAAAAGTAACGTTATCAGTGTCATTAACAGCAATTTTGAACGTATACATTAATCCTGACGGATGCTTTCCATCAGGATTAGGAATCAAGTAATCGGGGTTATCTGCACACTCAATCGCAAAAAGAATTTCTTTGCCCGCTTTATTAGTTGCGTAGACGCCATAAGTCTTTACATACAGCCCTTTTTGGCGACCAGTATTATTTACATAACCCCGTACATTAGATTCCCCTGTCGTACTATTTTGATAGGTATCAGGTTTAGATACTAGATCAGCAGGAACTACGTCAGTTACAGCCTTGAGCTGGTCATCTGATAACTTGGAATTGTCCATCGATGAAAAAACCATCCGTGTATATGTGATGGTATCCGTACCGCCATTGGCTGAGCCTAGTAGCTTTAATCCTGCGTTTGTAATTGTTGCCTGATTGTAAGTTGGCATTAGATCACTCCTTTAATTTGTTCTTGTTTGAGATAAATTTAGCCGTTGCATTGATAGCTTGCTTGTGAGAGTATTCATAGCTTGGAAGACCGTTGTTGAGCTTGTTACGTGATGACGATAGTGCATAGATGACATTTAGATATGTTGACTTGCTGTAACGCACGTCAGCCAGTAGATACTCAGGCGGTAGCATATCTTGAATCGCTTCAACCACAAGCTTTCGCTTTACTTCAGTCTTGGCTCCTGAGATGAAATCGAATGGAATATTAGTTATGACAAGTTCTTCAGGATTAGCCGTGGCTTCAAAATCGAATTGATCGATTGGCAATTCCATGACAATCGATATCATCTTCTTAAGTTCGTTTGTCGTTGAGCCATACGTGTTTTGCATAATTTTCGTACGAACCATAAACCGCAAAAACTCATCATCATCATCAATTCGCTTGATGTTGTACTCTTCGGCAATCAAATCTAAGCAAGCATTACTTGAATACTTCAACTGTTTACATTTATAGACACTCAGCAGGTTATCTTTACCAAGACAAGCCAAGTCAGAGATGATGTGTAATAGTCGCTGGTTATTGCTATCTGGCAGTTGGCTCAGAACTGATGGTAGCGACGTCTGTATCTGTCTCTCAATCGCTTCATTTGAAAGGTCAGTATCAGTTTCAAACATGATTATCAGCTCCTAACTTCAATGGAAATTAGATCACGACTGCTGACTGGCAACTCAAACTGGTCGACCGATATATCGTTCTCACTCATTGAGTCTTGGCTAGTACCTAGCTTAATTTGAACGTTTTTAACGCCTGATACTGAGTATGCAGGCGCAAATAACTGTGAAAAAAGAACATCCGACCCCATCGTTAGCAAGCTAAGATAGGATAAAATGTTCTTTTTGATTGTTTCAGGGGCTGAGTCAGCGTTGAACTGAGTATCATCAACAGTTAGGACAACGTCTATATAAATAGGTACTGTTTTGGCACGATCGAATTTAATCTCTACTGGCTTTTTCGCAATATCAAGAACTTCAACGCTAATTTTTCCAACTGTCGTTGATACTGGCGTCAGATGGTTAAAGTATGTCGTTGCAATCTCGGTATCATCGCCACCGATCACATAAAGATGACAAGATTTTGGGGGGTTACCGTATGAATCGTCTTGCATTGTATTGTTCGCAATCAATCGTGAATCCGTGACTCCTGCGATGTTTTTAATCGCTGTTTCAATCCCACTCTTCGTCTCGCTAGGAACGTGACGATTATTGACTAGGATACGATTGCGTAACTGCTCGTCAGTCTCAGCATCTGAGCCACCTGTCGCACTGTCAAGATTAGTAACGGCATAGAAACCTCCTACAACATTCTCAGCGACGATAATCGTGTTTGGCATTACGTTCTCAGCATAGCCTGCTTCCATAGACTTAGCTTGCACCGTTCCCCGTGCCAAGGCATTGCCGTACTTGGACTGGATTAGATGAGTATCAGGATGAAAAGGACAGGTTTCTTCTAGCGTCTTGACGTCAAAGCTAGAAACCAAGCTCTTCATCGTGCAAGTCCTCCTCTCTTCCGTTGTTTATGGTTGGAATGTTGTTCAAATACCCCTCAAATTTAGACGCTTGGAACAGCGTTGCAGGACGCAGATACTGACTCATCTTCCGATCTCTAGACCATGCAAAAGATTGATTATCGATGACTGTTTTGAAGTCGCTTACCGTAAAGCCATCTTTAAAGCGGGCTTCGATGAGTCTTCGGTTAGCAGACGTGTTGAGATAATGCTTGCCTGTTTCAGCGTTGAGATAGTCGATAATAATTTGGCAGTCCGTTTTCTCGGTTGGTTGATTTTTGGTGGAGACGGCGTCGGGTTCGTCAGAACTCGACAATGCTTCTCTCTTACTATTAGTATTACTTGTATTGTTAGTTCTTTTATTGTTAGTTCTTAGTGTCTCGTTTTCCGAAGTCACGTTTTGCAACTTCGGCTTTTGCAACATTGGAATATCATCAATAATCCACTCCCACCCAGAAAACTTACCTTTATCATTTTTTAACTGCTTACGAACTAGATATCCGTACTTTTCTAGTTCTGCTAATCCACTTCGTAAAGACGTTCTGCCATCAGTTGCATGATTCATAACTTCAGTTTCGTAAAATTCCCAGTTTTCACTTTGAGAAAATAGATAGATGAAAATACCACGTGCTTTCCAGCTTAGTCGCTCATCTCTCACAAGCTTATTATCAGCAGATGTGAATGTAGATTCTCGATTACGATTGATTTTTGTCATGAGTTCATCTCCTTAGAACGGTAGATCGTCATCAGTAACGTTGATTCCATCTTGGCTATTGCCCCAACTGTTGTTCTGTTGATTTTGATAGCCGTTATTTTGACTATTCCTTGTTTCTAACAGTGAGAAAGTCTGTACTCTCACTTCAGTCACGTAGACTTTCTGACCTTGCTTATTTTCGTAGTTGCGGGTTTGGATACTTCCCTCCACGCCGATCAGAGTTCCTTTGTGAGCAAAGTTAGCTAAGTTCTCAGCTGATTTGCCCCAAATTGTGCAACTGATGAAGTCTGCTTCAACGTTGCCATTGGCATTTTTGAAGTTTCGATTAACAGCCAAATTAAAGTTGCCTACTGCTTTCCCTGCTTGCGTGTACTTCAAGTCGATATCTCTTGTAAGACGACCTGTTAGCGCTACTGTATTAATCAAAGTTTTCGCCTGCTTTCACTGCATTGTTGTAAAAAATCTTTAGACTCTGATATAGCTCACGTGCTTGCTTAACAGTCATATTTTTAGGGTTTTTAATCTTGCAGATATTGAGCTGTTCTTCCATCGACTCACTTTCATCCTTGTTGATTAGCTTGCTGTACTTTGCGTTGAGATCCTTGATGAGTTGCTTGGCTTTGTCGCCAGCAGGAGAACTATCAGTCTGCTTAGCTGGTTGCTGTTGTTGCGCAGGACGGCTGTTCTGTTGTCGTTGTGCTGGCTGGCTACGTTGTTGCCGTTGCGCTGGTCGTTGACGTTGCTGAGACTGCTGAGTGCGTCCGCTAGACTGATTACCGTCGTCATCGTCGGCAGCGATACCAAAGATAGCTGATAGCGTGTATCTGCGTAGATATGTTAGTGCTGAGCCAGCTGATTGCGGGTCAGTCTTTAGTAGTGGCAATGAAAACGCTTTAAACTCGACTTGATTATCTTTGTCAAAAACAATTGTCTTGATTCCTACGCTGGTTTGCCCATTTTCGTTGGTATTAGTTACTGGAACTTGCACAAAGCCAAGCCCGACGCTAGCTAAGGCTGGCTTGAGTGACTCGATGATTTCGCTTAAGTCTGCGTATTTTGACTGTGTAAAAGGATTGATTGCGTTCTTTTTTGGCTGTTTAAAAACTGATGATAATTGTGAGATTTTCGAATAAATCGAATTGATGTTATTTGTGCTGGTTTCTTCTGTCATGCTTAGCCACGCTTTCTGTAGATTAATCCTGCGTTATCCATATAAGCTTCTAAAGCTTTAATCTGCTCTTTAGTTCCTGATAACTCATAGCTAACTAGAACTTTGTCAATGACTTCGCCAGTTGACCTGTCTACTGATTTAGTCTCACTGACTTTAACTTCGTCCTGCTCACGACGTTGTTTCTCTTCTTCCGCACGCTTGATATCGCTATCGATGATATCTTGGATTTCTAGAACAGTACCGCCGTTGCTCAGTAGATGGACGTATGGTACTGGATCAACACCTGCTTTATGAGCGTACTTAGTAAGAACTTCAACATTTTGTTTACGACGCAGTTCATCCGCTTGTGCCAGCTTAATTTGTTCGACAATTGCATCCTGCCATTGCTTCTTGGTAGTAGATTTGTTCAAAAAGCGTGGATCGATTGTGATGGTATCAGCTGAAACGCCGTAGTTTGGAGCAACGTCATTAATAAACTGCTGAATTTGTGTACGTTTAGCTTCTTTCCATTTCTCGTCATAAGTTTTGAGCTGTTTATCAATGTTGACGCTAGTTTCCTTGATATCATCTTCAAGCGGTTTGATAGCATCTTCAAAGGGCTTAATTTGAGCCATATAGTCACGTTTAACTTTGCGACGCTGTTCATCAAGACGATTGAACAATTTATTCAATTCCTGCTTAGTTTTCTTGTCATTTTGGTAAGAGTCAGCAGTGACTACTAAGCCATCGTACTTTGCTCTAATATCTTCAATTTTGGCTTGCAGAGTGTCAAAGTTTCTAATGTGGATTGGTTGTGGTTTGTAAGTGATCGTAGTTGTTTCGTCTATAAAAAGTTCCTTGCTATTCATCGTCTGTCTCTCCTATAAAATCTCGGCAAAAAGGGCAAAAATTAACTTTGATTGAGTCGTCAGGATTATATTCATCCATATACTCTCTAACTTGTTCGTCGGTCGGATCTCCAGGGTACAAAAGGTCGTACTTATCTCGAATATCCCAGATATTCCAGTATTGAATTTCGTGGTTATATCGGTCGATTGAAAAGTATCCTAGTCCGTACTCTTGCTTTGGAATTGAGTTTCTTGACGCACAGTAGTCACAAGCCATTAGCGCACCGCCTTTCTAACAATTCTTTGCAAGATAGTCGGTTGCTTTCTAAACGTTCTTGCGCTAGAATTGAATTGTTTAATATTTAAAAAAATTAAGTTTTCTCGACTACTTGTTGTGCGCAAGTAGTCTTTTTTTGTTTTATTCATAGCTAAGCCACCTTTTCATATTTGTCAGTTTCAAAATTGTAAGCATATCCGTAACCTTTAAAATTGATAATCGTGTCTAAATCGATTTCTTCGTCTGAATTAAATCCAAATGCTTCGACTAGTTGATCACGTAATTCCATTGCTTTGTCGCTTAGATAAGCACCTGATTTGTTAGCTTCTTTTACATATTCGTCAACAATTAGTTGTGTCTGTAATTCTTCCTTTTTCATTTTCTTATCTCCTTTTTATTCAAAAAAATCTTTAAGTTTGAAGTCTTTAATAGTTCCGTTAAAACAATCGATAATAATTTGGATAATGGTTATAACGATTGGTATAGCGATAATTGTTAGCAAAATTGTTCTGAAATTAATGATGAATAAACAAATTGCTTTAGTGATCAGGTCAATCATTAGTCCCACACCCTTTCTGTATAATCACGTAACGCTTTGTAGAACTCATCGGGATAGTAGTAGATAGACCTGCCAAAATTCCCATTTTTATTTTTCTTGTGATGCTCAATTGCTCGAAGTTCAGGAGATCCAGCAATCTCAGACCATCCAGTCGTCGACTGCCTAGATATCTCTTGAGCTAGCTTTGTATCGATAACTGCGTACTTGAGTTTCAAGTTCTTAGCAATCGGTACTAATAGCTGTTCTGCAACTTCTTCAGCAACTTTGCGATGAAGTTCCAAAATTGCTGTATCGTCCATATTCTTCTCCTTTTTTTAAATTTTTATTTGTTATAATCATCTCAAGAAAGGAGGTGGTTATAATGTCAAAACAAGAACATGTTGTTACAAATCCCAATGGCGGTTGGGATGTAAAATCTGATAATTCTTCCAAGGCTTCCGAACATTTTGACGGTCAGCAAGAGGCAATTGCTTATGCACAAATCGTTGCTAAAAATCAAAATGCAGAACTTTTTATACATGGAAAAGATGGAAAAATTAAACGTAGATGGAGTTATGGTACTGACCCATTTCCGCCTAAAGGCTAATCTTTTGCAGGATAAAGTTTAGCCAAATATCCTTTAGCAGGAATCACATCAGCAGTTGTGATTTCTGCTATTTTTTTGCCATCGTCAGAAACAATTTCAATTCTGTCGTACAATCTTGCATTTAGGATTTCGTTGCCATTAGCAGGATGAATGATGATTACTGGATCGTTTTCGCTTTTCATATTTATCGCCTCCTTTCAATTATCTTGATGTCATTTGACATCATCTTGTTCAAAAAAAATATCTGTTATAGATACCCCTAAAGAATTAGCTACTCTCTTTGCGTAAGGAGGAAAAACACTTTTTCTTTTTTCCAAAACGTCTTTAAAATACGATCCTGACGCATGTATATGCTTTGCAAATCCAGTTACTGTAAATCCAGATGTTGCAATTAATCCATTTAGTTCTTTAGTATCTTTTACTTTGTATTTCATGATTCCCTCCTTTCTTGATTCAATACTATAACCCATAATGTCATTTGTCAACACTTTTGATAAAATAATTTGTATTTTTGACAAAATATATTGCATTTTTGATAAACTTATTTCGAAAGGAAACCGTAATGATGGCAAATGAAAATAATTTTGGATCTGAAATTAGAAATATAAGGCAAGAAAAGAACTTTACGCTCAGGCAAACTGCGTTACAAGCTAAAATCGATCCAGGATACTTATCGCTTTTAGAACGTGGTAAAAGAAATATACCAAAACCCGATACTTTAAAAAAACTAGCTAAGGGCTTAAGAATTTCAGAAAATAAAATTTTTGAAATGGCTGGTCTAACAACGCAGTTGCCTGATAACATGAAAAGAATTTCTAACGATGATCTAGTCAACGTCCCTATCATCGGAGAAATTGCTTGCGGAGAACCTATCATCGCTGAGCAAAATATCGACGGATATCTTCCAATTCCGCACGATAACGTTAAGGATGGTAACTACTTCGTACTTAAGTGCCGTGGAGATAGCATGGAGCCAACGATAACTAACGGATCTAATGTTTTGATACGTGAACAACCTGACGCTGACGATGGGCAGATCGCTGCGGTACTGCTGGATGATGATACGACGGCAACGCTGAAACGGATTAAGCATATTAAAGACAGCGTTTTTCTAATTCCTGACAATCCTAAGTATGAGCCAATTGTGCTTAATGAAGATAAGTCTGGGAAAATTATTGGTATTGTTAAAATGGAAATGAAGATGTTCTAGGAGGAAAATATGGATAAAAATACATTAAACAAATTTAAAAATACTGAAATTGACTATGTACATTTCATAACTGAAGGCGATGAAAACGTATGTGATATTTGCGATAAATTGTGGGAAAACAATCCTTACTCTATTGATGAAGCTCAAAAAATAAGTAAAAACTTACATAAAAATTGTAGATGTAAATGGATTGCTTGCGATAAAGACGATACATTGAGATCTAGTATTTAGATCAATCTTTAAATATTTGGAGGAAAACATTGGTAAATTATTTGAAGAAAAATTATATATATATATTCATCTTCTTTATATTTCTATTTATGGCTTATTGGTCAACCATAACTCCTTTATGGACTGATGATTGGCGTTCCATTGTTAATGGCGTCGGGCTTAATTTTTCTCAAATAATAAATACACAAATAATTGCATATAACAATTGGTCTGGACGTGTTTTTGGCGAAGGCATATCACGGTTACTTGTTACATTGCCAAGACCTATTTTTGGAATTTTAAATTCTTTGGTATTTATTTTACTTAGCATTTTAATGCTAAGGCTTTCCAAAAATAAATTGCAAAGTACAAAAGAGTCATTCATTAGTTACTTTTTTATTATTATTTCATTATTTCTTTTGACCCCTACTTTTGGACAAGTATTTTTATGGACAAGCGGCAGTGGTAACTATTTATGGACACTAACTGCAAATTTAGTATTTGTTTGGTTGTTTATTAATATAGACAAAGTAAAAATTATAAATAAAACAATTCTTTACATTTTGATGATTCCTTTAGCAATAGTTTCAGGTTGGTCAAATGAAAATACTGGTGGAGGCGTTATATTATTATTAATTGGTATGTATTTACTGAATTATTTTTATAAACGTAATTTTACAATTAATATTAAAAAATGTTTATTGATTGTTATATATATTTTTTCATATCTAGCGTTAATCTTAGCTCCCGGAAATGAAAAGAGAGCAAAAGTTTTAGACAAAGATTTTATAAACAAGAATTTTATAAATAGGATTGAGATAAGAATTCCACAAATCAATGTATTTATTTCCCAATATTTAATATGGATTATATTAGTATTTATAGCTCTTGCTTGTTTGAATATTTTTATATTTAAAAATAAAGAGATCGTTATGTATTCATTGGTTTGGTTTATTAGTAGCTTTGCAATGATTTATGCTATGGCGTTATCTCCTGAACTAACAGATAATCAGGATAGAGTATTCTTTAATGGATTCGTTTTTCTTATAATTGCAACTATTAGTTTAATACCTAAAAATATTGATAGCCCTATTATTAAATCAATAATGGCATTTTCAATAATATCATTATCAATAATCACTTTAATATCATTAAGTACAGGATTTATTGACTCTAAGCAAACAAATAATTCTATAAGTAGAAGATATCAATACATTAAAAATGAAATACAAAAAAATGGAAAAAATAAAACTGTTAAAGTTGATCCACTAGATTATCCTGGATACACTAAATATTCAGTAACTTTTGGAAATACTTGGGATTTACAAAAATATAGCAACAAGGGAGTATACACATATCCTAATAGTGAGTATGAGCAAATGTTTGGAGCAAATAAAATAATACTTAAATAAGCTCGTAAGAGCTTTTTATTTTAAACAATTAAAAACATACGTTCTGGGAGACAATATGTATAAATTGAAGTATTCAAAAAGGCATCCGCACATTTTTCAATATAAAGCAAAATCAGGCATTATATGGGGTTATCGCCTATCTTACTATGATGAGCTACATAATCGTCATGAGAAACAAAAGCGTGGCTTTGAGTCTGAGAATGACGCTAATCGTGCTATGCTAGCTGATCAAGCTAAGCTTGCAAGCAATGACGTCAACCTTGTTAAAAATCAAAATATTACTGTTCAACAATATATTAAAATTTACATGGACAACCATAAAAACAACATAAAAAAATCCACTAGCGTTAGCTATTGGACGGCTTTTAATAAACATATAATTCCTGCAATTGGAAATATAAAGTTAAGCAATTTAAACAAGATTAATTACACTAGCAAACTAATTAATCCAATGGTAGAAAAAGGATATAAGCGCAATACAATTCTCAGTTGCCACAATCGAATGATGACAATTATGTATGACGCAGTTGATAATGAGTTCATCGATCGTAATAAAATATCGCACGTTCAAATTCCCGATACGGGAAAGGAACAAAAACGAATTATGACTAAAGTTGAACTTAATAAATTCAATGCTCAATTAAATCATGAGTCACTTCTAACTCAAGTCATAATGTATACGCTTGAGCAAACAGGTATGCGTCAAGGAGAACTTTGCGGATTGCAATGGCATGATATTGACTTTAATAAATTAACTATTAGTATCAATCGCACACGTGATTACAATGGAGTTCGTTCCCCTAAAACTAAAGACAGCAAAAGAACTATTAATATTTCTAAACAACTAGCTAGTCTATTAAAAAAGTATCGTCTAAAAGTGTCTCAGCAATTCATACAAAAAGGAATAAAATTCGATGATACAACTTTTGTGCTCCAAAGCGAATATCTTAATCCACTGGTTAATACTGGTATATCTCTCAGACTTCGTAATACTCTCAAAAGAGCTGACTTAGGATACCTAGTCGGCAGTTTTACTGCGCACACTTTCAGACACATGTATGCTAGTTTTTTACTAAATTCAGGCGTTCCTGTTTCTGAAGTGTCGGCATCACTTGGGCATTCTTCTCCGCAAATGACTCTGTCTGTTTATACAGAGAGAAACCCTGAGAACGATGTTAATTTAGCTGACAAATTTAACGAATTGTGGTAA